TCTAAACCAGCTCATTATCCGTCTTCCTATTCAGTAAGTTACTGACTTAAGATGAGTAAAAGAAGGGGATATTCAATATCATGAAATCCAAAAGGAATTCCATGCTCCTTGACAAGCAGTACTGAAACCTAAATCAGGTAATCTAGGACCTATAGAAGCTCAAACAAGGCTTCATAGGAACGTAGAAAACTGGAAAAGGTCCTTAACAAATGGTGAATCCCAATATAAATATATATAGGAAACACAACTAGCTAAGGCAGTAATTGCAAGTCATTTCGGAGCCTCAGGAGATAGCTGATCTTTGATTCCAACTAAAAATTCCATTGCTGGAATTATTAGAGTAAGCCCAATAGACTTAAAGAGATTAACTAAAGTAGAAGGAAGGGATCCTGGCATTAGCCAGTCTCATCCTAGTACAGAAGCAATAACTCTTAAAGGTCATAAAAGGCCTAAGGAAAGAAAGTATCACATACATCTTCTGAGGATCTCAAGATATCCCATTCATCTGACTACATCATAAGCTCAGGCTCTTGAAGCTGGAGTATTCGGTACACTCATACCGCCGGGGCGTTGTGCCCCGATGGTAAGTGACGAAATTGCAGCATTAAGAGGATCTGAGATAGTGAGATTAGATAATGGACCTGGAGTAGAAGGAGTAATAAGTAAACGAAGTAGCTCGGAAAATGGTATCACTCTCAAAACAGTCATAAGACCGAATGAAAGAGTAGACATCATAGACCGAGTTACTAAGAAAGGAGCGGATCGAGAAATAATTCGTGTTATTAATGGTCGTAAGATCATTGATTGGCAAGATTATTATTTACGGGTTTTAAACATAAACCTAGAAACATTAATTTTGGCCAGCCCCATCAGGTATTTAAACCTGGCTGGAATAACAACCGTTTTCGAGTAGGGTGTTTGCCCACTTGCTATAAGAACAGTGATTTCTGGTTATGACACCAGGGTAATATGTAAATTATAGTGTGGGACCCTCTCTTTCAACGGCAACGAAAAGTTACTTGATCTTTAATCATCTGAGGACTTTCAACCTCTTTGCTACAGTAAAGTGACGTCTTATGTTCTCCTTTAAGGAAAAAGAACCTCTGAGTTAAGTTGCATATAAGAATATGCTAACTTAGCTTGAAGGTCCTTATCCTTAGAAAGGACATTGATCTCATTTTCGGCCATTCTTCAAAAGTTTGCGCTCCGTAGTACTGAGGCTTTCCCTCTGACAGGTTGGTGTTTCTTTAAATGGCTTCGCAGCTGTTTAAAGTCAAACTTTTCCTGTCTTTGAGAAAGGTCTAGGAGTGTGAGAGCACTTGCTTTTACCCATCTAGGTATCGGTTGGATTTTGGAAGTCATGTCAAC